AGGCGATGTGGAAGTATCGGGAGTCGGAGTTGAATCGGGAGGCAGAACGACAGGAGGCTGAACGACTACGATGGGTGCGGGCAAAAGAGCATCCACAGGAGTAGAGAAGTCCGAGTACATCTGTGCAGTGTCGTTGTCAGAGCGAATTTTAAATGTGTAAGTTTTATCTAGACCGTCTTGTGCAATAACACTAAAGGGTAAAGTAATAGTTGTATCTAACGAGGCTACACCCCAACCAGCGTTCCCTGGGTCTGACCACATAACTGCGTAACGTTCTACAGGAACTCCGCTATCTAAAGGCGCAGTCCACGATAAAGTAACAGTGGAGTCACTGTTAACGGTAACAGTCAGTCCTTGGGGCGCGTTTATTGTAGGCATAGGAATAGCATTAAGAGCGGCAATATCCGAGTCTAAAGTTGCTTGGTCAAGTCCCAGTTGAGCCTTAGCTAAATCCAAAGCAGATTGGGCATCTGTAACTGCTGCGTTTAGTGCGTCTTCATTAGCCTGTGCTGTCTGAATAGCGGGCAGCAAAGAGGCATCTTTTTGATATGTAGTGGTAGCGGTTTGGCCAAACCACGAGGAAGGAACTACGTTTAAATCAGTACCTTGAGCCCCGTAATACAGCGTAGAGCATGCGCCACCGCCGTTTTCGTAATACCAAGCATCAAAAGAATAAGCGGTTCCTGCAGTCAAAGTTACGTAGGAACTCCACGAACCAGCGCACCCTTTGTCACGCCAATCGTTGATGAGGACTTGACCATTTAAAGTCATGTAAAACCCGTCATCAGCAATATTCATAAACCTATATGAGCCTGTGGTAGGAACGGTAATCGTTCCTGTGTAATGGATAGTTACATGGTCATTGTTACAGCCAGCAACAGACCCATTACCCCAATTAGCGGCAATTTGAGCAAAAGTATCGGAACGACAGAGGTTTGACTGGCTGGGAGAAAAAGTATGAAAAGTATTGTTGTATATGTCTACATGAATACCAGAGCCAGAGGAAACTGTGACTGGGACTGAGCTGTTGTCATACGCTGCTTGCGCTGTTGTGACGACTGTTGCGCCGTCCACAGCTGCTTGAGTAGCAGCAGCTAGTTGCGTAGTCAGTGTGGCAACGGTCGTGTTATCAACAGCAACTGCTGCTTGGTCTTGAGCCACCAACGCAGAGGCAGCGCTAACAGCGGCATGATACTCATCTAGAGTCATACCTTTTGCAGGTTCAGCGATTAGTGCAGGAAAAAATGCGGCAAATAATGTTACGGATAGTGCTGCGAATACACGCAGTGCTCTCAATCAATCTCCCATTGACTAGAGCTTAATTATACTAAAGTTAGTTCACCTTCTGGGTCGTGAATGCTTGTTGACTTTGCACGCAAGTTCGTAATCATCTCTCGTCCATGATGACCGCAAAAGATAAGCTCTCCTGTTAAGAATGTAACGACAATCTTTCCAGCAGCACCGCAGTAATCGCATCTGTCTTGCAGCGTCAGTACACGCTCTATGGTGTCAACCATCATGGCTTCTTTGCTTTAATACCGTGCTCTTCAAACATTTTACGATTTTCTTTTTTATCATCGTAAGCCTTTTTAACTTTGAACTGTCGTGAAATCTTTGTGCTAAGTTCGTGTGCTTTTTCCTTAGGGTCGCTTTCGTTATCCCCCGCAGGACGAACATCAAGCTCAGCTTTTCCTAAGCCCTCTTTTTTTAACCACGCTTCAGTGGCACCCTTTTTACGCTCGCCCTCAGCAGTAAGGACAATCAGATGTTCTTTATTTTCATCCTTACGCGCTTTTTTGACCATGTGTTTAATCGGCTTGCCGCTATCTTTTTTCAGCGTGCCGTTAAAGTCAAAGATGACAGCTTTTTCTTTACTCATCAGCCTGGTTCATCTTGTTTTGGCGCATAATCTCTTCTCCGCCAGCAGGCATATTACGAGGCATGATAGCTCCTGTACCAGGGCTCTTCAATGCAGTTTTTCCGTCATCCATCATTACTACCTGGTAGTGACCAAAGTCGCGGACATTCTGGTGTCCCCTGTCAGTAAATTGAAGTTCCTTAGGGTTCACTTTGCCTTCTTTCCTGCTCGACGCTTATTTTCCTTAGCAACATTCTTAGAGTGACTCATAGCCTGTAGATTACTCTGTCCATCATGCCCCTTGCGACCACCATTATCCTTGTGGTCCACATCGGTATCACGAGAAAGCTTCTTGCCCGTCTTGCTTTCGTAGTCTACACGAGCCTTATTAGAAGAGGTGGTGTGCCACTTTCCATCTTTTCCTTTTGTCTTAAAGACATAGATAGGGCGTCCACCATTTTCTTTAGAGCCTTTATAAGGCCCAAACTTCTTTGTCTCAGCCATTGTTTGACTCCTTATGATGTTCTTTGTGGGCTGCTACAGCCAACTGACGGCTTGGAAAAACTTGGTCTTCTACTGTAGATATAGCACCTGTGGTTCTATCTCTTTTTTGATAAGAATACTTTCCAGACCAATCGCATCCTTCACCTTGGCACTCAGCAATAACCCCGCCATTAGTGCGCTCAGTATAAATCTTATGCCCTTTAGACATTATTTACTTTTTTTCTTTGCGGCGTTCATATTATCCACAAGATTAGGATACGGACGTCCTGCAGCTTTAGCACGGGCTTTAGCAGCAGACTTCTTAGCTGGTGTGAGCTTCTTAGACTTCTTCTTTGGGTCTGGAGTGTCCCATACTTGCTTGGTCATTAACAGTCCCACTTTCTTAGAGCTAGAGCTTTACGAGTTGGTTTTCCTCCTGGCCCAATCATAGGCCCTGGCATACCACCCATGCGAGCACAGAACGACTTACGACGCGAAGCAGCTTTAGGAGAGTGACGAGCTTCCTTAGCAGATACTGGCGGCTTAAGATGATGCCCCTCACGCGCAGCAGAAGCACGCCCCTTGGCGTTTAATCCGCCCTCTGGGTTCTTTCCCTCTTTACGTTGCCAAGCTGGAGATGACATTTACTTTCCCGTCGTACGGTGGTACTTCTTAACAGAAGCCACGCCCTGCTTTACTGTCTTAACGCCAGCCTTTTTTGTTAAATCAATCTTGTCCCACTTAGGGTCATTCTTGCCTGCATGGTTGACAACCACATCGCCCTTTTTGTCCTTATAGACCTTATGGACTGCACCACTGCCTTTATGTGAACCCTTAACTACAACAGTAGCTGGCTTATCTTTTTTCATCGATTGTATGTCCTTAGCTGCTTATTGAGGATATCTTGCGCTTGTTCAGAGACTTCGTAGCGACCTTTTTGGTCTTTGACAGCTCCAGCAGAGCCGTATCCCACAGAGCGAAACTCTACGACACGAGAACGATTAGGAGGTGTTAGACCTGCACGCATAGCTTTGGTTTTGCCTAAAGCTCTATCCAACATTGTTCATCGCCTCATCTATTTGACGCTTCAGTGGCATGCGAAAAGCTGGGTGCTTATTTCCTGGATGAGACATAGGTTCATCAAGCGCTTCTTCCATCGCTTGTTTGGCGCCAGATAGGTCTACTACCCGTGCTTGGTTATTAGCTTTGTCCTCAACGCTCATGTCTTTATTCTCCCGTGTTTTTACTCTTTATCGGGGTTAAAAGCGACTTGATACTCCAAAGTGGCATTTTCTAGCAAACCTATGAGGATATAGCCCATTTTTCTATGCTTGAGTGTGAAGTGAGCTTTCCATTCCGAGGGCTCGGTAAATCTCAGGGCGCAGCCGTTATTGATGTCTTGATAGATGACGGTGGCAAATAGACCAAGGTCTCCTGGCTCTTCCTGCTTCTCCAGTACCCAATTAAGAAAGTGCATGAGATAAAAGTACAGGTCAAGGTAAGGCTAGTCTTGCTTTAAGTAGTTAACTTCTTCCCTCAAGTACATGACCTCATTCCAGAGCATTTCCATATTGTGCTCTAGTATTTCGATACGCTCTTCGTTGGTCATAGCCCGTTAGCCTTCTTAAAAGACTCAACAAAATTTTCGCGCTCGGCAATTTGACGCTCTGCCTCTTCTAACTGCTCAGGAGTCAACTTATCCTTACTGGACTCCAGAAGAGACTTAGTAGCTTCTAGAGCGGCATCAAACATAGCTGCCTGCACCATACGGCGCTCTCTAATAAACTCTGCTGTGGCAGCGGCTCTAGCGGCGCGCTTTTCGGATGTCTTACTCATAGCTCAATTCCAAACCAGAAGAAGAGAAAGTCAAAACTTATTGCAAATCGGTCAATAGAGATACCTAGAGCAAATCGGCGCCAAGAACATCCCCAAGATAGGTAAAGGCGTTTTTCAGTAATATAAATACAAGTTTCTTTATGCACCATGGGGAAAGAGTAGCACAGATTAAAAAATCTCTAAATCATCGATAAAGTCCTCGGGGTTACGGCACTCCGAGAACTCATATACATAGCTGAATAGAGGGGGCATGCTGGTCTTCCAGGGCTCGAACCTGGGACACCGCGATTAACAGTCGCGTGCTCTGCCAACTGAGCTAAAGACCACGGAACCCCAGCCGTGTGGTCTGCTTGCGCTTCAGGGACGGTTCTGGGGTGTTCAGGATAAGTATATATCTTTGTGCACCAAGTAGGAGTCGAACCTACAACATCTAGTTCCTAAGACTAGCGCCTCTACCAGTTGGGCTATTAGTGCTTGGTTGCGGGAGTGGGATTTGAACCCACGACCTAGAGCTTATGAGGCTCCCGAGCTTCCGAGCTGCTCTATCCCGCGATAAGTGACCTCCCTGGTGCGCTATGAGGAAGCGTGGGAGGTGCTGTACGTTAACTATAGCAGAAAAGCCCCCGATTACTCGAGGGCTTTCTTGCGTTGTTAACGCACCAGTTGAGGGTATATCCGCCTCAAACTCGGATTACTGGGGGTTTATCGAAGCAATTACAGCATTAAGTGCGTCCTGCGCTACTTGACGACTAGCGTCATCTGCAGCAGAAGCTACTGCTGCAAAAGCTGCCTGAAGAGCGTCAGCCTGTTCTGGAGAAGGTTGGTTAAGGCCTTGCTCTCCACGAGAATTTGGGGCGTACTTATTTGGATATCCGTCTAGAGAAGCGACGTATGCTTGTGCCCACGCCTCCGCCTCTGCAGCGTCTGCCCAAAAATCGCCATTAGGCCAATGAGGTTGGTAAAGAGAAGGCACAGTTGCACCGTCCTCGTATACATTTACCGCATTATCGGAGTCTATTTCATATCTTGATGTCATATTTACTGCTCCTTAGGATTTAGTCTTTACGCCAAAGCTAGTACGGCACTGCCGTGATATCTAGAGTAGCTACTGTCTGAGTACCTTGCATAGATGTTTGGACTTGTTCCCAGGGTCCAAGTGACTCCGTTATTTGATGAGTACGCGTCATTCATCAGATAAGGTCCCGCCAACGCAACAAACTTACCTCCTACGTAGCCAACAACGTTATAGAAACCGCCGCCACTAAGGTATCCAGACTGGTTAGGTAGAGTTCCGCCTTGAGTCCAAGATGTACCATCTGAAGAGTATACAGTAGCTCTGTTGATTTTTCCTATGCCTACCCAATAGCCTCCGCCATACGCCACACTAAACCAGGCCCCTGATGTTGGGAGGTTAATCTCTGTCCAGGTGGTTCCGTTTGTTGTATAGGCGCCCTTTGCAGTGGCTCCGTAGTTTCCATTCCAGAGCATAACCGTCATAGGGGATGAAGAGTCCCTATTGTTATCAATAACTCCCCACGAAGTAGTCCCAGACTCGGACGGTAGGGCGTTTGTTCTAGTAGTCCATGTAGTACCGTTTGTACTGGTTAACGTTGTTCTAGAGCCCGCGTTAAAAGCTATGAACACTCCAGTAGGGGCATGAGTAGTTCCGCCAGTTTTATGAAGGATTATTCCCTGCGAATAGCTTGCAAGAGACGCTTGTGCGCTCCATGTTGCTCCGTTTGTAGAAGTAGAGAAATTGTTTCCCGAAACAGCGACAAATTTTCCATTTCCGTAGGCTATATCAAACACCGCGGAACTACCAAAGGGATTTGTAGCAGAGGTCCAAGAGCTTCCACCATCAGAGGAGTACACTAAAGGATATGGGGAGTTTCCGCCCGCAGCAACTAACACCGTGTTTCCGTAGTTAACCACTTTCCAGGCATTATTTGACGGCATAGTTATTGTTGACCAAGTAGTTCCATTTGTTGTCGAGTACATTGCATTTGGAGCATGGTACGAGTCATTTGGCGCAACAAAAAACGTATCTGTACTAACTCCTGCAGCGGGGGAAGTCGGTGTTACGGAAGATGAGCTAGAAGAGTAGTTGCTGTCACCCTCTGCGTTATGTGCTTTTACTTGAAAAGTATAAGAAGTTCCGTTTGTCAAACCAGTAACGTTTATTGGGGAAGTAGTTCCCGTGGCTGTAATATTTCCTGGTGAGGATTTAACGGTATAACTTGTAATATAAAGTCCGCCGTTGTTAGAAGGCGCGGTAAATGCAACGGATGCACTAGCGTTTCCAGCTGTTACTGAACCAATTGTAGGTGCGTCTGGAACGCCGTAAACCACAACGTTATTTGAGTGGCTGGAGGGAGTGCCGCTTCCCTTAGAGTTTCGTGCTGACACAGTAAACGAATAAGTAGCGTTCTTAGTAAGTCCGCCAATAGTGATAGGAGAGGAGTTACCAGTTGCGCTAGAAACTATGTTGCCTGAACTATTGTATACGATTACAGTATAGTCAATAATTGCAGAGTTTCCGTTAAACGGCGCTGTAAAAGAGATTACAGCCTGTCCAATACCGCCCTCAGTGGCGGAAACGCCCGAGGGTGTATCTGGAACATTGATAGGCACCATATTTCCATTGCCTGAAATACTTCCTGAACCACTAATGCTATTGCCAACTGACATATAAAGCCTCTCTTTGATAAGACTAACAGTAAGTCTAGCAGCTATATAAAAGAGAACGCCACACTAATCTCAGTTTATTTTAAGACACTACCGCTGTCTTTAAGTATTTAAGAACGAGAACACCAGAATACCCGTTAAAGTTAGAGGTTCCAGCTGCTCCACCACCACCTGTATTGTTTCCAATACCGTGCCCGTTGGAAGGAGAGCCAGAAGTTCCGTGGCCTCTACCTCCTCCACCAAGGTAGTACACCCCTCCGACGTTTTCACCTATACCTACAATTTGACATAAATCTGAATAGTCGGATGTTCCTACTCCACCATTTCCAGCTACACCCGTAACAGACGCATCAGTTCCAACGCCACCTGCACCGCCACCGCCACCGCCAGCTCTTTGACTTGGTGTGGAGCTCTTATGGCCCTTACCTCCAGAATGCCCAAGCTCATTGTCACCGTTATTTACTATGAGGTGGCCACCGCCGTTAGTTGTTCCTGACCCTACGTTCCAACCTCCGCCGCCACCAGAGCCGTAACTTGCCCCTCCATTACCAACCACGCCGCCAGTACCGCCTGAGAAGCCCTGGTACTCAGTTACAAAGTCGTCGCTTAGAATTGTTGTATTGCCGTGACTACCTCCCACAATGACGGAGTAAGTGTTCACAGGTAAAGAGACATCTGTAAGGAGAAAAACTCCACCACCGCCACCACCGCCACTGTTGCCGTCATTTCCTCCAGGACCGCCGCCACCTACAAGAAAAATATCGGTGACAAGGGGAATTCCTGTAATAGAAATTCCAGTAGTTCCGACGGTTTTATAAGCACGATAAAAGTGAGTGGAATCGGAGAAAAGTTCCCCGCCAGTAATTACAGAACCAGCTGGTATTACGGATATTTGTGCAGAACCTGAGAATGTTCCAGCGCCGCTAAAAAAATTGCCTAATGACACAGTGAGCTCCCTGTAATTTAGAAAATATACAACTCTGGTGAGCTCTATAGTTAAGTCTAGCAGCTAAAGCACAAAGGCCCCTCCTAAAAAGGGCCCATGTGTGACAGGTAGCGAATCCGTCAGTACTAATACTAGCAGTTTACTGGCGCCCCAGTATCCTATTGACCCGAGTGCCACAGGAGCACTTACCCTGTGCAATTCGGCGCCCTGAAGGGGTATTAGCTATTACATAGTCAGTAAAAGATTTTGCCTCTTTACACTTAATACAGAACATCACCATCCCACTTTGGGTAGGAGAAGGCTTAAACTTCACCAAAGCTAAAGAAATCGCCGTTGTAACGATTATGAGCGCATAACCAAAGATATTCCTCATGTCAGACACCAGATAATAAGACAGGCGATAGCGAGGAAGGTCACCAGTGCCAGAGGTAGCCACTCATCATTCTCCATCAGTATCCTCCTCTAACCTCAATACATAGCCGTTCTTAGCACAATAATGTACCACATCACTGAGTGATGCTTGGAGAAGGAAGTCCAAGGCGACCTCTACCAAGGCAACCTCTTCGCGCAGTTTTTTCTTTTTTCCCATTATCTACTCCTTATTGACACTTAGCGCTATTAGGCTCAGCGGTTAGGGCCTGGGTGGTCTTGTATATCATGGTAGTACCGTTGCAAAACTCAGAGACACCGTTAGGCAGGGTCACTACCGAGCTCTTAGGGTCGGTCGTCACAGCCTTTACTGGTGTGCTTGGTGAGTTTTTATGAGTAAGAACAAGCACTGAAACCACAGCTACTATAATCACACCTATAAACAAAAACATAACTATAGGAAAAGTATTGTCGTCATAGTCGTCATATTGCATTATCTCAACTCCTTAACAATCGGCGCTATTAGGTTGAGTGGTTATAGCGTTATCGGTTTTATATATCATAGTGGTTCCATCGCAAAACTTAGAGACGCCGTTAGGCAGGGTCACTACAGAACTCTTAGGGTTTGGAGTCGCAGTCACTTGCGGGCTAGGCGTTGCGGGCGTGCTTATTGAGCGGTCGTGAGCGTTTGCAATTACCGCAATTACCACACCCATAACTATGGCAAAAATAACTCCAACAAGACCTATAAGCAAAGGTACTGCATTATCTCCGTTTGGGTCACCCATTATGCGTTCTCCTTATATTCCTCGTTGAGCTTATCGGCAAAAGGTTTCATCCACTCCACCACAGCAACAAATTTGTGCTCCTCGCACCATTGGATGCTAATAGGGGTAATGTAGGGATTAGCCGTTAATTCTCTTGAACACTCTGGACAGGTAAACATCAGACTCTCAGCTCCTTCTCCATATATTCAATAGGAACATGAGCATACCAACCTACATGATAAGTACCATCTTCTTGCTCACGTGTAAGTACTTTGTATGAGCCTTGATATTCACTAAACCGTGATTCTTTGTACATGGTATATTGCATATCAAGCGCTGATAAAACATCTTCTCGTTGATTTTCCCATTGCTCTTTAGTAGCGGTGATAAGCATAGAAGAACCTTGTTCAAGGTAGTTTATCCCTGGGAGTTCATCGTAAGTCATGCTAACTCCTTCTCTGTGACTCGGTTAGTTGACCACTTCATATAACTATTGTGGAAACAGTTAAAGCAGTATTTGCCCCATTTGTTGAAAGCGTTCAACTCTGTAGGGCAATCAAGGCAGTTCACCCTAACTCCTTCTCTATGGCTTGGATAGTAGGGCAGGGATAAGAAGCTGGAACAACATCACCATCATCAAAATCAGCACAAGCAATACAGCAGAGATGAAGATTATTGGAATTCCAACCGAATGGCTTATGCAATTCCACTACTGCGCGAAGGGCGCTAAAAGCCGCTTGAATATCTGTTTGACCAACTTCGTTGTATTGAAGGGTTGCAAATGGATGGTTGCCCTTTACCTCAATCTTTGCCAGCAATTCATCGTGGGTCATTACCAGCCTCCTAAGCAGTCGTTGGAATGTGTGTGGATAGAGTACTGAAGTAAGTACGCGCCCTTGGATGGTGCAAAGAGCTCAGTGTTACAGGCACCACACTTGCCCGACCACTCTTCGGCAAAGAAATCATAGGTCATAGGAGACCGTCCTTCCATATTTCAAATGTCTGATGGGCGCTAATGCGCTCTGGTTGAGAACGTCGGCAGTCTTCCTTATGGGTGTTAGATGCGTCTTTACTACTTAACTCAGAGACATTTGTAGAGCAGCTGCACCCTGCAATAAGCAGTACCGTGTTATCTAAAGTGAACTCGAGTAACTTAGTCACGGCAACCGCCCACCTTATCTGACACATAGTCGTGTATCCGCCACCAGAAGCGGTTCTTCCAGTAGCGTAGAGTCTTTTTGCGCTTCTGTACAGTTCCTGTGCCGCTACCAATAGAGAACCACTGCATAGGGCGAACCTCTAAGGCGTCAGAGTAGGAAGCTAGAGTAATGGTGTGATACGGCTCTATCTTTTCCGACGAAGGCGTATTTGGTGTATGTACCGCGCTCCCAGCAGTACCGAGCGCTATGCGAGAGGCGTAGCGGGTAGCGTTGTTATAGCCATTGCAATAGTCTTTGCCATCAGAGCAGGCGCAGGTGCCATCGGCTATCTCGTTGGCTATCTGCTGGCGAAGCTCTGAGAGCTCTATAGCGAGTGTCTTATTCATTTGACCCCTATCGGCGCCCCTGGCAACTCGTGCATAGGTCGCAGTTCTGTACGAGGAACATACCACGTGCTCTCGTTGTACTTCCACTCTGGCTTCTTGGCGTCTTTTCCATACATCCATCCTAAAGCTGTATAGGGAGCACCCTTCCATTCAGGGGCAACTCTCTTGGTCTTACGTCCAAGTCCACCTGCCATCAGTACATAGATGAGCTCATCGTTATCTCTGCTGGTGATGCGAAGGCCCCGCAGTTGGTCGGAAAAGACTGGGAACTGGGGTGGAAAGGCATATCTCACCTCTCCAAAGCCTGGAATATCTAACTCTGATTTGAAAGTATTCTCCGAGGGCACGAAATCTGTAAGGCCCAGCATTCTAGCGAAGGCAATCTCACTACCCGCGCAAATCATATGTTGGAAGGCTTCCCATACATCACCCTCCGAATAATTGACATTAGCCTCTGGACGCGCTAAAAAGCGTAGCTGTCTCTCCCAGCCTACTCGTGCGGCTACTGCTTCCTCTTCTGTTGTTAAAAAATAATCCATGCCTGCACAGTACAGGTATTGGCTACTGCCTGCAAATGTGATAGGTTAATGATGTGGAGAAAGTAGAGCCGACACTAGATAAGCGTTGCGGAACATATGCTGGATATAAAGCTCACCGTGACCGCAATGAACAGCTCTGTCAGCCCTGTCGAGATGCTATGAATGCCTACCGCCGTGAAAAGTGGAAAGCAGACCCAAAGTATAAAGAACATGGAAAAACCTATAAGAAGCGACATCCTGAGCGCGTCAAGTCTCAGCAGAAGAAGTGCCGCCTTGACCCAGAGGTCAAAGCCGCTCGTCAGGCTCAACGAGCCAAAGCTGCCGCTGAGCGTGCAGCGCTACGCAAGCAGGAAAAGCTTGCCCTTCGTCAACAAAGATTAGCAGAGAGAAAAAAGGAAGCCGACGCTCGTCGTGCCGAAAAAGCTCGTCTACGAGCAGAGCTCTCCGCACAGAAGCAAGCCGCACTTGCCGCCAAGTACGCAGCAATGAACGCCGCTCGTGAGGAGCGCAAAGCCGCAGAAAAAGCAGAGCGAGCCGCTGCCCGTAAAGCTAAGAGCGAGGCTCGACGCCATCAGCGCAACAAGGAGCGCAAAGCCAAACGCACGATACGAGAAACTAACCGAACCAAGCTTGCACATCAACACGGAACTGGTCCAGGAGATTACGACCGATGCCGTAAAAACAATAACGGCGTAGCATGTGCACCCTGCAAAGCAGCAGCAGCGAAGTATGTTCGTGAGAAGTTCCATTCAGACCCAAAGTACAAAGAGGCTGAAAAACTATGGAGAAAAGCAAATCCAAATAAAGTCTATCGAGACAGTAAGGACCGAGCACTCAAGCATGGCGGCAAACACTCGTACTACACACGCCAGCAGATTTTTGATAGAGATGGCTATGACTGCTACCTCTGCAACATTCCTGTAGACCTTACTGCTCCACACATCCAAGGACAGCCAGGTTGGGAGGTGTACCCTCACGTTGAACACATCATTCCTCTCTCCAAAGGCGGAGATGATACTTTAGAAAATGTCAAGATAGCCCATGCAAAATGCAACATCGACAAGGGCGCGAAAATTTATCAGGCTACTACTTAGGCATTTTTTCATCAAAAATATCAGGCACCCACCCGCATTTGGAGCACTGCCTAACTTTAGATAATCATTACCTGTTACTGACACCTGGCCTCAATCCTGAGAATTTGCTGAGCTAACCCTGGGGGGTGTCTGTGAGTTTCCTGAGTGCCTAGCCTGTGGATAACTCGTTGTGGACAACACGGTGTGGATATGTCGGTGCTTGACACTCTACTAGGCTTGGCACTATGTTGGTGCTAGTGGACAACAAGGTTCACTCTAGTTAGTCGGGGGACACAATGGCAAAGGTAGACATGCCAGGCGTTCGTAGCTTGCAAAAGCTATGGACAAGTATGGTCGAGCAAGGACACGACCCTATCACAGCGGGTCAGTGGATTAACGGCGCATTTAGCGCAAAGTATGACATCTGCGATTTCTGCAACAAGTACGGCGCAGATGTTTACGAGTACGACATGGGTTCGACCGCAATTTGCTCAATCTGCGAGGACAACCAACCAACCATCAACGACCTAGTGAAAATGGAGGCGGAAGCATGAGCGGGTCCGTCCACCCATGCGACAAGTGCGACCAGTACGAGTGGACCGTGCTTATCAACGACAAGGGTCTTTGCACCAAGTGCGCAAAGGTCCAAGCATGAAGCTAGCTCTAGTCTTGGGGGCGGTTCTTACCGCCCTCATCACTCACCTGTTCTTCACCCCTCACTATGGAAACTGTCAGCCAACTGACATCGGCACCAAATGCACACTCACCCATTACACTCTCAAGGAAGGCAAATAATCATGGACCCACGCTTTAACATCGCTCGCACTTACGACAAGTTGCAAAAGGCGGGAATTTCTTATAAGGAGTTCGAGGCAGAGCTGAACAACTGTGACGGACCCGAACATGCAATCGAAATCTGCTACAAGTATCAGGACATGGCAGACCTAGCAAAGCCTGTCGCATGATTATCCTAGTAGCGATAGCAGCAGGAGTCTTCGGAGGGTGGCTAGGCTCACTAGCCCCCTCAGTAGAGGATGAAGCACAGATTTAGCCCCCGCTAAAACGACAAGCCCGAGAGCCGTTCCTCTCGGGTTTTGTTGTTCGCGGGCCCAAAAAGTTTGTGTTGGAGCGAGCTAGCGAGCTACAACAATGCCTTTAATCTTTTATCTTTTAATCTTTTAATCTTTTATATACCCACCCATAGCAACCACCCCCAACACAAACAATCAGGCAATTCGGACATTTGAGACATTTCAGGTTGTGGATAACTCAATGTGGATAAAAGAGTGTGGATAAGTCCCTGCTTGACTTTTAGGTTACAGAGAGTAGTATTCGGAAAGTAAGAGAACCACCAAACAGAAAGGAAATCTCATGGCAGAGAAAGTAACTTTAGCAGACATCGCGGAATCGGTGTCTGAGCTAGACGAGGAAGACCTACGCGTCTGCTTCTGTGGCAAGACCTACGACCCACGCGAGGGCACCCCATGGGTTGTCCGCGATAGCGTGAACGGTTGGGGTTGGAAGTGCGACCACCATGTCGTTACCAAAATCGCGCAACAGAAAGGCAAGGAGGCGGGGAAATGAAGTTTATCTTTAACACCTTCATAGAGGTAGAAGCTGAATCGCACGATGAGGCGGTAAATTGGTTCGAGTACCAAATGGGATTAACCCCAACACTAAAATACGGCGTGTATGTCGCAGAAATTTCGGAGGTAAAAGAATGAAAGCGCCAGAATTATACGAGGTCTACGAGACCCAGAAAACCCACCAATGGGGATTTGTGGTTGAGCTGGTGCTCAATCGCACAGGTAGCACCCGAGTGCGCTACCTCACAATTATTGACGATGTACCACAGTATAAGTGGTCTACATATGTACCAGAGGAGGTGGAGGCATGAACCCCACAATTACAGATATTCAGAAGAACCTGCGCGTTGTTCGTAAGCGCGCAGGACTTACTCTCCAGCAAGTAGAACAAAAGTCTAACGGCAAATATAAAAACGTGACGGTTGGCTCATATGAGCGTGGTGACCGACAGGTCACTATGAAGATACTTATAGAGCTGGCTAACTTCTATAACGTATCCATTACTGAAATCGTTGCAGAGCTTTAAAGACTTTTCCACAGGTTATCCCCAGCCTGTGGAAAAGTTTGTGTTGGTGGTTGATATGTGTGGTGTATGTGCCTATGCCAGCCAGCGGCTTGTCTCGCTACGCTCGCCAACACAAACATTCGGGCAAATCGGACATATCGGGCTGTGGATAACTCCATGTGTATAACTAGCTGTGGAGAGAGAAGGTACTTGCATTATCTACTAATGAGAGTAATGTTCCTCTTGTCGCTAAACGGCGAATTTTAATACAGAAAGGCAAGGCTCATGGCTCACGAGTTAGAACAAGGCGCCAATGGAGAGACCGCACTCGCACTACGCGGAGAACCTGCATGGCACAATCTAGGAACCGTATTCGACAAGGACGCGGACATCACCACCAAGCAAATGCTCGACCTCGCACACCTCTCCAATTGGAATGTTCGTCTAGAACCTGTCGCATATCCTGAGGGATACACCACGGTTAAGGATGCCTATTCGGTGGTTCGTAATCATCCTTTTAATGGCAATCCTGATGTTCTCTCCGTAGTAGGCGAGCGCTACAAGGTTGTTCAGAATGAGGAACTCTTCTCATTCGGTGACGGTATGTTAGACGGTGGCGGGGCGTGGGAATCGGCGGGCTCTATCAAGGACGGTCGTGTCGTGTTCGGCTCAATCGTTATTCCGCGCGAATTTATTCTAGACCCTAGCGGAATTGCCGATAAGACAGTCTCCTATCTCCTTGTCCATACATCACACGATGGCTCGACCGCTCTACAGGCTAACGTGACACCCGTCCGCGTGGTCTGCCAGAACACCCTCAACATCGCACTAGGCTCTAGTAAGCAATCTTTCAAGGTTCGTCACACACAGACAATCAGCGGACGTATGGAAGAGGCGCGCCGTGTACTAGGCTTAACATTCTCCTACATGGACGATTTCCAGAAGCTAGCGCAAAATCTATTCGAGAGCGAGATTACTAATGCCCAATTCGACAAGCTTGTTGCAGGACTCTATCCAAAGCCTGATGAAGCTAGCAAAATGGCAACCACTAAGTACACCGACAAGCTCGACACCATCCACAATCTCTATAAAGTTGCAGCAACGCAGGACGGAATTCGTGGCACGAAATGGGGTGCGCTCAACGCACTTACAGAACGAGTTGATTATTTCCGTACAAGCCGAACAGGAGACAATAAGTCTCTCATGGCTTCTGCCAGTGGATTCGACGTCCAGACCAACGCTGAAAAGAACAAGATTCTAAAAGCGGTCATGGCACTGTAACAAGATAAGTAGAGGGGCGGGGAAACCCGCCTCTCTCACCTAATTCTCAGACACGCCCGAGCGCGTTGCAGAAAAGTTTGTGTTGGGTGGCTGGGTGGGGTGGTGTGTGTTTCCTTTAATACTTTCGTAGCTCGCTTACTCGCTCCGACACAAACATTCGCAAAACGGACATTTCGGGCTGTGGATAACTTAGTGTGGATAAAGATATGCACAGGGCAAGAGTTATTGACATCTACGCTAATGAGAGTATTGTCCTCTCTGTAAGGCAAATAACTAACAGAAGGAGAGAACGGTGTACACAGTTACAGAACTTCTAGAAGTGCTCAGCTCACGCGGAATTACACAGTGTGAGGAATGCAGCATCTGGGGCGAGGGCATGAATATTGACGAGGCGGACGGACTAATGAAGTGCGCCGCTTGCGAAGGGGGGGAAGCATAATGCACCAGCATA